AGAAGGCACATACTGCGGCTCGGCCCGCGGCAAGTTGGGCACTGAAGGGGGAATGAGCAAAGACATCAGCGGCGTCCGTCTTGGCGAATGTCAATACGGGATGCGCCTGCTTGCCACGTGGTGCCCAAGTCAGTGTTCTCGATGCGCATGGACATCTGGCGACCACGAACACGGATGTTGACCTGCCCGGTGTATTCCTCAACAGGAATGGTGGCCGTGCCAATCACAGGTGCGCTGTTGTCGCCGCCCACTGATTCAGGGTTGTTGTAGCCCGAGCCGGAGTTCTGCAAAGCCTGTAGCGTCATGGTGACCTGTGGGTTTGCCGAGGTGGACCCGCGGAACGTCAAGTCAGGCAGCAAGCGCCAAACAAAAGCAAAGTTGTGGCCGTCACCAATGTCGAATTCAGATGACTGGATGAAGGAGTTGATGGCCACAGGAGTTCCTGTTTCGTTGTCCACGACCCCGTCTTCGTGCGTCACGATGTTGTTGCTGTATGTCGCGGCCAATGGGTAGTTGCGGATGCCTGTATCCAGCCAAGCTGTGCGGCCCATGGTGCCAAAGGACCAGATGTCTTCGAGGTAGTTGTAGATGACATACTGGTCTACCACGGTGGAGTTGGCAGAGCAGTAGAACCACCATACCTCGTTGAAGCCCTCGTTGGTGCCAGCAAACACTTGGTCATACTGTTGGCCATTGAGGTCACGGAAGATGTATTCACGCAAGTCGCAGCGCAAAGTCTTCACGCTACCGTCGTACATGTAGAACTTGTCCTTGCCCATCCAAAAAGCAATACCAGAGGCCAATGCCATGGCGTTTTGGCTGATGATGGACAGGTTGTCGCCCATCAACTGGCTGCCCCAAACGTAAGGGGGCCCGAGGTATTGAAGCGAATACAAGCTCGAGTCAGTCCACACCAAGATTTCTTGGCGGACCTGCAAGGTGCCGATGATTGACGAGCCGTGAGACAAGCGCAGGTCACCTGCTTGGTTGGTGGCCGATGGCGTCCAGTTGGCGGGATCTTCTTGGTCAGACCAACGGATCAGCATGGGATCGAGGTAGGTGTCGCCCACGTTGTTTGTGCCAAACACCAAAGTGAAGCGGCTGGCGTCCGAGACGGTCACCAAGTTGGCCACAACCGGAGCATCAGAGGAGGACGCAAGGCCAGACAAAGGAATGCCGCGGACGGAGATGCGGTGAGTGCCTGACTGGCTACCAGTGGTGGTGATGGCAGGGCCGCCGTAGGTAGCGGACAAGTTGCATGAGGTGCCTCCCACGACGTCTTTGGCGTAGTACACGGTGCCCACGGCCAAGCCGCTGGGCAGAGCACCAGTGGTCGTGAACATCAACGCGTCGCCCTCGGTCAGGGTTGTTGTGGTTGTCAGCACGGCAGGGCCCGCAATCGTCACCGAGAACACCGTGGGGCTCAAGCCCAGTGATGCGTTCCAGTAGTACACGCCGCCGCCGCGGGGGTTGTAAATCAGGTCTTCGCCAAAGTTGGATTGGCTCCACAGGCGCAACTGGTCGAACTGAGTCTGGCCGTTGCCCCATGTGCCGTAGCCCCAGTAGCCTGCGCCCCAGCCAGAGGAGGGCTGTGAAACTGCAGGGCCTGAGTTGATTTGATACTGCGTGACGACTGTGCCGCCGTGGCCAGTGTCAGAAGGGTTTGCCGTGGCCGACACCGTGATGGTGTAGTTGTCCACGTCAATGTAGGTAATCTGGAACTCATTCGCAAGGACGTTGGCGTTGATGTTTCCACCAAGGCTTGTGATGCCCGCGCCGCTGTAGGTGACAAAGTCGCCGTCGTCGCAGCCATGCGCCACGTCATAGACTGCCACCACGTTGCTGCCAACTGTCGCAGTAAACGGATCAGTCAGTGTGACGGTTGAGCGAATGGGGGTGATGTCGATGTACGAGCCGCCGCGCTCAAGGTAGAACTTGAGGTTCGTACCTAGCCCTAGGAGGCTTTGTGCGCCAAGGGTGACCCATGCCCAAATAGATCGGCAGATGCCATAGAACGTGCTCGATGAGAGCTGCGCCCATCCTCCAATTTGCTCAGGCGTGCCTTGGCGAAAGCGCACTTTGTCGCCGTCGTACCAGCCGCCTTCGGTGGTGTAGCGCGTGTTCTCACGATTTACACCGGGCTTTGGAAGAATCTTTTGTAATGGCATGGGTTACCTCAGGGAAGCCTTATTCCGCTGGCGTGTCTTCTTGCTTTGGAATTTGTGGTTCGGCCATTTGCTTGATCTCCATGGCCAACGCGAAAGCGTTGGTTTTGGCAGGCAATTCGCCGAGCGCGTTCAGGATAACCTGAACGGCATCAACCGACAACTCCAGCTTGATCAGCGGGGCGTTCATGCTTGACGTTCCGCAGCTTGTGCAGCCACTTGAGCTTCGTAAGCAGCAATGACTTCAGGTGTCCATGCAGTCGTAGCGATTGCTGCCACGTTTGCTGGTTGACCTGTGAGGTCTTGGCCGGGGGTCAAGCTGGTGCGGTGGTAGGTTTGAGCGATTTGCTCACCATCACGCAACACGCGAGTTGCTTCACGATACAAGACTGTGCCGTTTTCGGTCACGGTGATTTGGTCTACGACCTTGGTTTCTGAAAGTGCCATTTCGGTTTCTCCTTAAAGTTGGCGTTGTGTCCAGCCTGACCAATCCAATCAGGCTAATGAACTTCGTGGTTATGCGGATGCAATATAGGACATCTGCCCAGCAATATACATATTTGTGTTTGCATTGCTGTACGCATTTCTTGGGACGGCGGCTGTCATGTAGCTCTTGCTTGCGACTTGTCCGTTGTATTGAGATACAGCCAACTGTAATACGGTTGTATTTTGATAAGCGCCCACGCCAAATGTTCCTGATGCAGTAGACGGGGAAAGACCTGTGCTTAGATATTCTGTAAAGCAAGGCGTTATGCCGTTTGTCCAATAATCAAGGGTTGCTGAGGTTGTAAAAGGCAACCCAGATATTTGAATAGCCGATGAGTCTTGAGTTCCGTCAGTAGACTTTACACCCACAATAAAACGGATAGTTACCATGCTACCTATTTTTGTATAGGTGCCATTTTGATAGCCCGTATAAGTCAACGTACCAAGCAGGTTGATAGTTGGCGTCCAAGTACCCTCCTCATAATCATCCAACGTGTTTGCGTTAGTTGATGCTGATTGAGTTGCAGGGAATGTGATGCCTGTGCCAGATGACGGACTAGCTGATCCCAAACCAATGCCAAATTCATTGATCTTTGCAAAATTAAGTGTGGTGGGGGCGTTGTTTGTACCCTTGAAGACGTGCGCGTAATACTGAGCGTTAACAGATGGGTTTGTTGTTTCGTAGATTGCGCCAGTACCGCCCGTATCTTGATACAACTTAGTCTGCTGTGAATACGCGCCCCTGTTAAGGGTAAGAACCGCTCCAGCAACGGGTATATCTACGTTTCCAGTTGAGCCAACTGTGACGGCAGCAACTCCCCCTGTCGCAAGTGACAACGTGTTCGTGCCGTACACGATACCTGTGTCGGTATCTGTACCTGTGACTGAGGGAGCGGCAGCAGAGCCGTTGACGCTGGTGATACCAGTGGTTCCGTTTAGGACGATGGTCATGATTGTTCCTTGTGTTCAATGCGTTTTGTAGTTAGACGTAATACGTTGCGAACAATCCAATGCCACCAGAAGAGCCTAGCTGGTCAACTGAAAGACTTGCTCCACTGCCAGAGGGGTATCGGATATATGCAATTGTTGATTCAATCGAAACAAAGTTTGCGTTGTTGGTAGGCATTAAACCTCCGGGGGAGTAAGTTCGACCAATACATCCCGTGGCTGGATATAAACTACCTAGGTTTGCAGAGGACGCAAACGGAAGACCTTGAATTGATGCTTCAGCGCCATTTCCTGACTTTGACGTAATTACCATCATCGCCCATACGGTCACCAAATTTCCAACTTTGGTATATCTTCCTGCTTGGGTTGTGTACACCACACTTTGGTTGCCAATTGCAGGAGTCCAAGTGCCCTCCTCATAATCATCCAACGTGTTTGCGTCAGTTGATGCGCTTTGAGTGGCGGGGAAGGTGATGCCTGTACCAGCACCAGAAGTACCACCTTGCAAAGCAAGCGTGTAGTCTTTCTCAACCTGAAGTACGTTTGTCCAAGCAATTGCTGCTCCAGCCGTTCCAGAGGCCGCTGAATAAAACAGATGTCGGCCAGTTGATTGGCGATAGAACGTAGCTGTGGCTGTCTCTAAGTACAGGTAGTCTGTTCCATTAAAGTACCCGTTGTTCATCAAATCAGTGGTTGTGCCGTTGTACTGAAACAGTGAGGTACGCGCACCGAGCTGAATTGCCTTGACACTGCTTGTCCACGCAGCAGGGGTAACCTGAACGCCAATGTTTTGCTTGTTGTCCACATAAACAGCATTCGTAGCAGTACCACCACTTGTAGTGGTCTGCAAGATCAAGACGCCGTCATTGCCGCCTGAAGATTTAAGGCCCGCGGAGCCGCTGCTTGCGCCGTTGTCAGAGAGGATGATTGTGCTGGCCATTATGCGGCTCCCTTCAATGTGGCTACGTCAGCCTTAAGTTGTTCGATCACTGCTTGCTGCTCTTGCAACGCCTTTAAAAGCATGAATGGCAAAACACTGAACTTGAGTTCTTTTGCGTTTTCAACGTCACCGATTGTGTCGCTTGTGGTGTTGACGAGGCCGGGGAACACTTGCTCCACTTCCTGTGCAATCAAACCCATCTCTTTCACAGAATCGTCGTCGTTGGCGCTCCATTGGTATTTAACAACGCGCAGTTTGCACAAGTCTTCGGCATAACCATCACGTGCTGTTTCAATGTTCTTCTTCAAACGAGCATCAGAAGTAAACGATGAAGTTCCGTTGCCATACAAGTTGTAGATGGCGACGTTTTGCGTCACCGCACGCAAGTGCGCGCAGTTTGTATTTCCAGCGTTACCTGTACCAAGGCTTGAGTAAAAAGTATAGACGCCTGAACTTGCGGCGCTGCTGTTTTGTGCAATTATTGTTGGATTCACAGCATCCACATTGGTAACAGTGAGCCTTGCATTGGCAGTGGTTGTTCCGAGGGCCACATTCCCGTTTGGCGGCAAGAAAATACTGCACGTGTCGTATGATGTACCGCCAAGGCCCAACCAGTTTAATGTTCCGCTTGCGCCATAAGCATAAATACCCGTCAAAGGCGTTACCATTGAGGCGTAGTTGTTGTAGAACATAATGCTCGTTGCGTAAGTTGAGCCATCCGCGCCGATTTTTATCGATCCAGCACCTTGACCATTGATGTCAACTCCGCGACCGCCAGCGCCAGCAACTGAAATTTGCCCAGCGTTTGAATACAAAGCACCTGCGGAGGTGAGGGTCAATTGCAAGGTGGGCGAAGAGCCGGGGCCAGTGCCTGCGGGCTTTGTATAGAACAAGAGATTTGTCGCGGCTGTGCTTCCAGATTGGTTTTCCGCAGCAACAGCCTCAATCATCGCCTCGGCGGCAGCGTTGGTGTTTGCGCTATCTGAACCTTTCCAAGCGAACGACCCAAGACTTTGTCCAGTGGTGGGGCTGCCAGATGCGTTTCTAATGAGTTGAATGCCTCCGCCTTGACCGCCAGTCAAAATGTTCTCATTGGCAAGCGCCGATGAAACCGCGCCGACGTAAACACGTCCAGCAAAAGTAGACTGTTGGCTGGTTCCAAGCGTAAGGGCAGTTGTAGGAGACGCGCCTGTTTGAAGCACCAATGTGCCTGTAGTGTCCGCAGTGACTTTGTATGCGGTTGTCGATGTGGTTGATGCGCTAATCGTGCTCATGCTTTATTCCTTAGATGACGACCCATTGCTGGCCGCTTGCAACTGTTACGGTGACACCGCTGTTGACGGTGACAGGGCCGACTGAAAAACCATTTGTGCCTGTGGCAATTGTGTAGCTACTGGACACGGAGTCCGAATTCACCACTATACCGTTTGCGGCCACGGGTGCCTTTACCGACAGCTCCCCCGTGCTTGGTTTGTAGAGATACTGGGCGTTGCTGGTGTACAGGTTTTGCGCCGTGCCTGTTGTGGCAGCAGCAAACACAGGATACAGATTGGTCGCGGTTGTCGTGTCGTTGCTGAGTGCCGAGCCGCCGATGGACTTCCACGATGGCGACGCACCAGAGTATCCTTCAAACTCGTTGCTGTCCGTGTTGTAACGGATCATTGACGTAGATGGTGAGCCGGGACGCTGCGAAGCATCGCCCTTGCTGATCTTCAACGCGCCTGTCGAAATAAAAGCAGAGTCTCCATTTGCCAGCACCGAGCCTGTGACACCAAAAAATGTGCCATCCCATGTCAGTGCTGATGAATCAGTCAAGACACCCGAAGCGCCCGCATAAGTGATGCGCCCCGCAGTCAAGGCGCTATCCTTGATGGAGCCTGCAGTCAGGTGTGTGCCGTCCCATGTCAGGCTGGCCGAAGCACCAAACACGCCGTTGTTGTTGAACTGGAGTTGGGTGTTGGAGCCTGCGACGTTCTCGCTGACCTTCACAAAATCAGTACCGTTCCATGCGCACATGAACGTGGAGCCAGCTGGGATTGTCACGCCGGTGGTGGCCGAAGCCTTTAAGACCACTGCCGCGTTGGACTGGTTGATGACAATGTACGCTTTGCTGGAACCGGGAGCAATGATGTCGCGGGACGCGCCGGGCGTGCCGGTGGGGATCAAAATGGCCATGCGGGCCTGATTTGATGCGCCAGAGCCGGTGGTGGTCAGGGTCCAGTTGCCAGAAGCAACAGACGTTGTGGCCACACCCGCAACTGCGTCTTCCACCAGTTGGGTGATGCTGTTGTTGACCTCATCGCCCCAAGTGCCGGAGAGTTCTCCGGTCACGGGAAGCGCAAGGCCCAACAAAGAGGTAAAAGCTGTGGTCACTGTTGACTCCTGTACTGGTTCATTCTATGCCCTTGCACCTTAGATGACAACCCAGCGAGAGCCCGAAGGCACTGTCACGCTGACACCCGAAGCAATGGTCAAAGGCCCAACGCTCAGTGCGTTGCTGCCGGTGGTAACTGAGGAACTATTGTTGATGGTGTACGCGTTCTCTACATACCCTTCGCCACCGATCACGGCGCGTCCAGCGGGGTAGTCACAAAAGACGTCCTTTGTGCCTGCAGAGAAGTTGACCAGCGAGCCTGAATTGCTCGAAGCGAGAACCGTGTCTCGGGAAAATGTTGTGCCGCTCGCAGTATACGTGCCAATGCCCACTTCCCACTCCGTGGTGCCCTGTCCGGCAATGGTGTAGTAGCAGCTGTTGGTGTTGCCGATTGCGGAGAACGACTGATAGCCAGCGACAGCTCCCGCTAGGGTCACCGTTCCGGTTCCAGTTGTTGTGGTCGTTTCTTTGACCCTATCTTTCAATACAAAAGCCATGGTCTGTCCTTATGTCTCAATCAAGTCCCAGTTGGGATTTTGGACATCGTTAATCTGAGTCCAGCCGGGGTCATCCGTATTGGCGATATTTTGCCAGCTTGGCGACTGCGTGTCATCAATCCAGCTCCAATAAAGCACCCCGACATCGCCTACCGCACCTTGAGCGATGACGCCAAGGATTTGAGTGGTGCGCTGTTTGCCCAAGCTGCCGACGCTGCCTGTGGCCGTAACTGTGGTGAGCCCCGCAGTGGGACCCGCCAAAATCGATCCTGCCAGCACTTCGCTGGAGTTGCCAGTGATTCCCACTGTGCGGCCGTGGCTGACATCGCCAACCTCGCCAATCGCTTCGACGCCGTCGACCACCAAGCGTGGGACAACACCTGCCACTTCGCCTGTGGCAGAGACACCTGTGATCCCCACAGAGATGTTGGCCACAGCTGTGCCGACGTTGCCGGTAGCGACCGTGCCGTCTTCTTGAACAGAATTGTCTGTGGTGACGCTGCCGACTGATCCATTGGCGAAGACACCAGACAAGGTGATGGCCTTGCTGTGCCCCACTGATCCGACTGCGCCGGTGGCAGAGACGCCCGTGAGGGCCTGTGCATGTGCGACCCCTACAGAGCCAACTTCGCCGGTGACAGAGACGCTTGTGAGTGCAACGGACCTGCTGACTGCAACGGTACCTACCGCGCCTGTGGCAGAGACGCCCGTGAGGGCCACTTCTTTACCATGGGTAACATTACCCACCTCGCCTGTGGCAAAAACCCCTGTGAGGGCCTGTGCGTGCGCCACACCGGTATTGCCGACGTAGCCGGTTGCTTGTGTGCCGTCTTCTTGCTCGCTTGAAGAGGGTACGAGCGTGCCAACTGCGCCAGTGGCCGCAACCCCTGTCAAGACCGCGGTCTTGGAGACCGCAACTGTTCCGACTTCACCGGTAGCAAAGACGCCTGTCAGTGCCTGCGCGTGCGCGGGCGAGACAGTCCCTACGGCCCCGGTGGCCGCATTTCCTGTGATCGCGACGGTGACTGGCCCGCCAGCGAGTGCGCTGAACGGCGCATCAGAAAATGCGGAAAGCCCAAACATGTGGGCTCCTTATCAAGCGAGGCGGATCAGGCCGGTGCTTGCGTCGTTTGTTGGCATGGTCAATGTGAACGTGCCAGCAGTCACTGTCTGTGAACCGAAGGTGTGAACGCTCACAGCCTTGTCACTTTGAGTCGAGTTGTAAATCAACACGGCATCAAAGGCAGTCGACAAGGTCACGTTTGTGTAGACGATGCTGGCTGAAGGTGTCCAGTAAGCAGTGGTGCCACTTGTAGTAGGGGCAGTTGCGTTGGTCACAGCCACACCGCCTGCGGTGTAGTTGGTGCCAGTCACTTCGTCCGTGCTGCTGTATGCAGTGGTCGAAGCATTGACAGTTGCGGTGGTCAAGTACAAGGCAGCCTTGAATGTGTCGGCAGTGCCAGAAGCACGCACGGGAGCGGTGCCAAAGTTGTGCGTCGCAGTCAAGAGCTCGCCCTTGAACGAAGTGGTCATTGCTTGGGTATTAGCCATGGTGTTTCCTTACAGAGAGGCCGCCACGGGTTGACCCGTCACGGTGTATTTCTTGAGCGTCATGTGGACCGAGCGGTGAACAAGTTCGCCTTCCAGCCAGTACTCAACCCAAGTGGTTGTTTCGTTGTCATTGTCGATCATCCCCTCTTTTTTCTCAAGCAGGGAGTCGTCCATTTCGCCTTTGGTCGTGTTGACTAGCATTTGATTTTCCTTACAGGATGCGAATGACCGCGGTTTCTGGGTTGTTGTACGGCAGCTGAATGATGAAATCCTGATTCAGCGTCGTCTGGTCCAGCCCAAAATTGAGTACACCAACCGACTTGTTGCCCTTGGTGTAATTGTAGATTAGCGCCCCGCGCACAGTGAAGGATGTGGCCAACCAAGTTGGGTTGTCAAACGACACATAGCCCGTGTTGTTGCCTGCATTCACAGTCACGTTGACGAGCACTTCACCGCCTGCGGTGTAGCCTGTGCCGGTAACTTCGCCCGTGGTGGTGTACACCGCGGTGTCGCTGTCCAACACTGCTGTCGGGCCGTAGAGCGCAACCTTGAAAATGTCGTTGTCGAAGTCGTGCACTGCCAGCAGCAGTTGCTCCTTGAACGATTGGGTGAGACCTGCAACAAACATCGATTACCTCGCTGGAATTTTGACTTGACCATCGCGATAGGCATCGCCACGCTGCTTGCCTTCGCCCAAGTTCTGGAGCAATGCAAGTGCCTCTTTGTACTTCGAGTCGTACAGCGCCATCATGTCCTGCTCACCCTTCATGAAGGTGTAGGCTTCCACCAAGGAGCCGTACAGGAGTGCAGAGCTGAAGTTGTCGCCCAGCCATGTGGTGCCTGCGGTGACGATCGACTCTGGGTAGTAGTAGTAATGCAGCTCGGCTCGGTAGTTCAGGTCAGGTGTTGGACCCAAAATCAAAGACAGCTCATTGACGTTGTTGTACACGGGGCCAAAGAGGGCGTAGTACTTGGGCTTTGCGCGTGAAGTCTGGCTTGGGTAGACTTCACGGATGAAGTTCACGTCCTTGTTCAACAAGAACAAGAAGTCGCCTTGGAACACCACAGTGCCTGACACTGCGCCAGTGTTGGCCGTGTCCAAGGTAATGGTCGTGCCGTTGATGCTTGCAACCTGTGCACCCAGAGCGATGCCGGTGCCAGAAACCTCTTGGCCCACCTCAATGCTGGTGGCGCTACTTACCACGATGGTAAATTGCCCAGATGTTCCAGTTGCTGTTGGGTTGGCATAGCTGTAGACAGCGAGCGAGTAGGCCGACAAAAAGTCGTCGGGAGCCGCCAAGTACTTGTTGCCTGCTTGCAGAGCGCCTTCGACGTTCTTGCGCAAGTTGGCCAGTTGAACCGAGTTATAGACGCGCTGCTCGGCCTGCTGCACAAACGTGGCAAGCTCCGTTGACGTGAACGTGTTCTCGGTGTACTGCTGAATGGCGGCGGTGAGTTCTGTGTAGTTCATGTGATACTCGTCTGGACAGGAGACAAAATCCCAGATGCCGCTAATTGCTTGGCAGGTGGCATAGGCATCATACCAACGCTGGCGAAGGATGTGTCAGATGTTTCACCGATGTACACCGTCAAAGCCATGCGCTTTTCAGGGCGTGGCTGATACAGAGCCTGTGGCTCTGTGATGTTGCGCTTTGGCTCCAACTGTGGATGCTTGGGCTCGTAGCATTCATCGCAAACTTTGAAGCCTTTCCAGTCCTTGATGAGCTGCAAAAGCTTAAAGCGCTGTCCGCATTGATCGCACAGCGCTATTGCAAATTTGCCAGAAGCGTACCCTGACATGCTTACCTCTGCGTGTAGGTTGGGACCAAGAAGACGCTTGCGGTATCGCGGTCCTCAGTTGCTGCGCGGGCAAATTCTTCCTCGTACAGAGCTTTGAGCATCTGCACGCGATCAGGGGCCTTCTTGACCGACAAATGGAACGCCAAGCCTGCTGTCAAAGCAGGCAGGAAGCGGAAAACGATGTCGGCGGTGTTGGTGTACGTGCCCGCATTTTCAATGCGTCGGATGGCGTAGTACACAAACGTCCACTGCTGGGTGTTGTCAGGAGCGGGGTAAAAATACACGGTGGTCGGCACCGAACGCTGCACATAGTACTGGGCAGGGCGCGACTGTGTGTTCTTGTTGGGCACATGCAACCACTCTGCGCGGC